CTTCGGCGGCCCCGATCTGGCCCGTCGCATTGCTTGAGCCGTACGAGCCGCGCGCAGCCATGGCATTGTCGATTTTGGCCGACGCCAGATTGCTCGCATAGTCGTAGTACTTCGAGTTATCGGCCGGCTGCGAGGCGCGAAACGACTCGAGCGTCTTCTGGCTTTCGTTGCCGACTTGCGGAACGCCAGCCTCCCCATAGTGCTGCAAAATTGAGTCGATATACGACTCGCCCTTGCCTTGCTTGGTGAGATCGACACCGCTCGACTGGAACGGCGTTGCCGGCGCCGAGCTCTGCGCTGGAGCCGCAGGAGCCGCTGGTTTCTTTTGCGACTCGTGCTGCTTTTGCCATGCCTGCTTTGCAGCGAGGTTGTTCTTCAGCTTGGTGTTACGCCCCTGCCACGCCTCGTACAGATTGCTCCCGGGAGGGTACGGGTTCTCACTGTCCGGCATCGGCGGCGGCATCGCTGGGTCGTAAGCGGTCTGCCCGGCACCTCCCTGGCCGCTCGGATTGCTGAACGTGTTTCCGTACTGGGCAGCCTTCACCTGCTCCGGCGTTGGAAGCGGGTAACCATCAGAATCGTACCGCTGACCAGACTGCGCGTTTACTGCGCCTGGGTTCGTGTTGGTTGGATTCGTACGAAAATCCAAGGGCCCGCTGCTTGCCGCGGAATTGCCAGCACCAACCTGTCCGCTGATGTCGTTGGTTGCCATTACTGTCCTCGAGGGATGTAGCTCAACGGCTGTGGAGTGTTTTGCGCTGGCATCGCCTGACCAGTGTACTTCGGGGCCGTACTCGCGACAGAAACCGGCTTCATACCTTCAGCCTGAATCGGCGACTCGTACACGCCACCAGCGACGTCCGGAGAGCCCTGTCCGCCGTTCATCGAGTTGGCCATGCTGCTGTTCAGGTCGAAGAACGACTCTTGGTTCGCCGTCGCTTTCATGTGCGCCTGGTTCACCGTGTCTCGATATGCCAAGTAGTCCGCGGCGGCTTTCTGGTCGGCAGCTATCTTGGCCCGCTGCGCCGCCTGCTGGTCGTCGTCGTCACTGCTGCCGAAGTAGCCCATCAACCCACCGATGACCGCGCCCCCAGCTGCGCCCCATGGGCCAAGCACGGCCCCGGTAGCCGCTCCGCTTGCTGCGCCTCCTGCTGTGCCGCTCAATCTGCTCATTGGGTCCTCAATCGGAAAGAACGTCGTACTCTTCAGTCATTCCAACCAGCGCCAGGTCTTCCGCGCCGGAGTACTCGAATCGCCACTGTCGGCGCCGGTACACGCCTAGTGATGTCAACTGTACCACGATTTCGGTGTCGCCTAGCGGGCCAAGCTCAATCTCGAGCGGCTGGCAAAATGGGCCAGGGTTGTCGCGCCAGCTGAGCAACACTTTCGAGTCAGCGCTGGCATCAGTAGCCCCACGACGCAACGCGACGTAGACCTGTCGGCAGTGTTTCCGCTCGTCACTGCCGCGGTTGATGTAGCCGGTGTCCACGCGCAGATTGATTGGCGAACCAAAGTCGTCTTGCGCGTCCAAGCTGAAGCGCCCGACGCGCCCATCCGAAGTGCCTACCAGCACATCGTGGCTTGTCGGAGAAATACTCGACGAAAGCACCGCGAACGGAGCCCAGTTTCCACCGGCCCACCCGAGCCACTCCGCCCACCCTGAGCCTCGCTGAAAAGCGAATGTCCGCCCGTCGGTAGGGAAGCTCCAAACCATGGCATCAAGCGGGCCCGTAGTGACGCGGTACCCGTAGCAATCTGAGACGGTACCGATGTTGTCGAGGTCACGCTTGATTGGGTCGCTGATGACAGATTCCGAGCGCGCATCGCTGAGTACGAAGCGCCGCAAGTCGTCCAGCCAAGCAAACTGCTGGTTCACTTTTATTACACTGTACGGCGCAGAGTTGCCTAGTTCGCGCGTCACCGATGGCGACCATCCGGCAGGAATTCCCGTATCGCTGACGAATCCGTCCGGAGAAAACACTTGCAGCGACTTTGTGCCAAAGCAAAAAACCTCGTTCGTGTTCTCGTAGATGGCCACCACAGGGTCCGGGTTCGCCTCGGCTGAGAAGTGGCCCGCTCCGCCGAACACGATTCCCTCTGTCCAGACTTCGAGATTCGCGTAGGTGGTATTCCCGTTGGCGATGGCGCTGAAGCGCGTCACCGATTTGTCGAGGTCCACCGTAGAGCTGATAGACGCGATATTGCCGAGGAGGCGCGACGAGTTAGCTGCTACGTGCGATGCGCGCGGCGGGTTCCCACCAAGTCGATCCGCGACGCCCGTGCTGAGCACAATCTTTTCCATCGCGTCGCCACCGGCAATCGCCAGAATCAGTTGCGTCTCGGCGAATACTGGACGCCCACTACCGGCGAGCGTGCCATCGGACAGCGCCGCACCAAGCAGCGTCGCTGAGCCGGCGCCTACCTGATAGAGCTGCCGGAAGAACGGCGTGTTGCCTACCGCGTACAGTGCGCCTCCTACCGTCGAATAGAGGCCGCTCAAGCCAGTGGAATCGATGACACCAGACGTAAAGCCCGGCGCAGCCTGGAGACCAGGACGGCGACGAATGCACCCAGCCTGGTCCACCATCACGTTCACCGCGACACCAGCGGCGCCAGCAAGCGGCTCTTGACCGGTTGACTGCTGGTTCACGAACGGAATCGGCGCACTGGGCATTACGCGACCGCGGCTTTCCCTACCTGGTACCAGTTTCCAACAGCCGCAGCTGACGGTAGCCACTGCAGCTGCACGGTCGTGAACCCGTTGTTGGCCACCGGCAATGGCGCCGTAGCGGTATCGAACACGATGTTCGTTCCTCCGGCGACAGTTATCGGCGCTCCGCTCGTATTGCTGATGTGCAGCGTCCACCTATCACCGTAAGAACCCTTGTTGGCGTCCACGGTAAGGTTTCCGCCACCAGTCCGCGTGATGATTGACGAGCCAAACGCCTTCGGGTCAACCGATATCGCTGGCGTGGCAACACCAACAAGTGTCTCCGAGCGAGCGAGTCTGGTTTGGTGCCCGTTGTAGAACCTGGCAGTTCCCAGCCCAGCGTAACCGTCCGTCGTGTACCCGTATGGCGTGCATCCAGGCGCGGACGAGCCCATTGACCCAAACACATTTCCATACTCGAGGCAGTCTGGGTACGGCGCCGCCAGCGCGTTGAAAATTGCCACGCACGCCATCGCTGTATTAGCCACGAATGTGTTGCCGATGATTACCACCGAACCAATCACTGGCGCGATTCGGATGTATTTGATTCCTGGCCCGGCCAGCGCGGCTGACCAATCGAAGCGATTGCCTTCAATCACAGCGTTGTCGGCGCACTCAAGCATCGTAACTCCAACAGCGTTGGCGTTGATCAGCTCACAGTCTCGAACCTCAAGGCGCGTCTGCCCGTCCTGAAAAATCAACTGGGAGGTGCTGGATGTGAGCTTCATATAGCAGCGCGTAAACACCACCTTCAGCGCAGAAGTTCCGCCGAATCCCGCATACAGCGCGGCGTTGCACACCAGGTCATTGCCGATGATGCAGTCGGTGAAATGGAACTCGCCTGAACTAGCCGCGCTGAAGGAAATAAGGGTTCCAGGCGCGGCTCCGTTTATCGCCCCGAGCCATAGATTGCAGACCATTGTCATGGTCCCGGCGGGGTTTGCTGGTAGCGTGAAAATTCCGGCACTTACTGCGCTGTCGACGGCTATTTTCGTAGCTTTTCCGCCGCTGCCCAGAAATACCACGTTGGCAGCAAGCGCAATGGCCGCGGTGACTCGGTAGGTCCCAGGCGGGAAGAACACTGTGCCGCCGCCAACGGCAGTCGCAGCGGCTTGCGCGCTGAGTATCGCCGCCCCGTCGTCCGCCACGCCGTTGCCGACCGCACCGTAGTTGCGAACATTGAAGAATGTGGTGGAGAACGCCAGCTGAAGGTTTGTCGGCGTGCCATTGAATAGCACTTTGAAGTCGGCGGCACCCGCACTCGCTAGCCACAGGTCGAGTACGCGCTCGAGATTTGTCGGCTTCTGCGTGCCGCTTGCACCGCTCGTGTAGTCGATGCCGGTGAAGCTCGGCGAGATGACCTCGACCGCAGCATCCTCGACACCGGCCACGAACTCGCGCACGAGCACACCAAGCGAGCTGTATACCAGCACGTCGACAAGCTGCGACACGTAGGCCACCAGCGCGCCGTTAGCGTCGAGCGCCACGCTGGCGCCAGGGAACTGCTGCGTTGCCTCGAAGTCCGAGTAGTAAGTCGAGGCGGTAGACGTGCCACGTAGGTACAGCGATACGGCCCCGCCTTCGGCGCCTCTTACTCCTGCTGCAAGCGGTGAGATTAGATGCATGTCAGCTCCAGGCTACTCGCGAGCCGCCGGTGCTCAGTTGCACGTTCACGCGACCAGTGGCTGCTGCACCTAGTTTAGCATCGGCTCCAAGCAGAAGGTTTAGCCCCTCTATCCGCAGTCTAGTAAGCGTTCCGCTTGCGAAGTCGATGGCTGAGAAATTCGAGAATCCGACTACGCCAGCGTTAACCACCACATCCTTCAGGGTTACGCCATCAATGGTCGCGTTCGAGTAAACCGCAGCGAACGGCTGGAGTGCTGTCGACGTAGCCACAGAAATGAATATCGAACTCTCAATCCGCGGCCTGTCACCGCTCAGTATGACCGCCGGACCCAGGTCGGTCGCTCCGCACTCGAAGTAACACCCGCGAATGAGCCCGTCGGGCGCCGTGTTGGTAAAACCGATACGCGAGCCGGTGTTGTTCTGCGCGTTTGGCGGAAAGTATATGTTCCGGAATTCTACGCCACGCGCAGTAGCGTTGAACAGGTTCGTGCCGCCGCCAAGGTTCAGCGTGAATGACACCGCTGGCTTCCCGGCTGTCGTGCCCTCACCGATAAACGTGATGGTCTTCGCTACGACTTGAGTCGCCGTGAGCGTTTGAGTGTGACCTGCCAGGAAGACGATGATGTCCTCGTCCGAGGCGTTGGTGATAGCCTGGGCGACTGTAGCCAGCGGCTTCTCTCTGTTCTGGCCAGCGGAGCCACCAGCATCCGTGCCAATGAGAGAGCTCACATACCAGACGTTCCCCGTCGTCTGCAGCGGGCGCGCCAGGTCGAGAGAATCACCCGGCGCTGTGCCTCCGATACCGTTTGGGTAGAATTGCACGCTCATCGCCGATAGGACCCTCTCCAGCCAGTCCGATGGTCAATGCTGGCCTGCATGTTCACGTTCTGCTTCGAATAGCCCTTGGCGTCAGCTTTTTTCGCAGCCGCCATCTGGTCCATGTATCCGACGCGCTCGAGACCCATGGAGTTGTCGAGCGCCAGGCGCCCCGCCAGCGCGTAGACGAAGTATTCGTCCCAATAACGCTCGAACGGCATCGTCTTAGTACCGTCGGTCACGTCGGGCCGCAGCTGGTGGTACTGAAAGCGAATCTGTCCACCCGCCTCGGTAGCGCTCGGCGTTGGCCACAAGTAAAGCGTCGACAGCGGCGCGTTGCGCGCGAAGTAGTAAAGCGTCGGCCGAGACTCAGCCGACTTCGAGCTCAACCCCTGGTATGTGTCACGGTCCGTCTTGATGACCGGCGTTTCACTAGACGCCTGGAACGGAACCTGACTCACCGTTGGGTCGATGTAGGCGCCGTTTCCAACGCAGTCGATGACCGTCTCCGGCAGCGTGTAGAGGTTCTGCCCTTCTACCAGCACAACGTATCCAGGCTGCACCGCTCGCATGGCGATGCCCTCGGATTCCAGCGCCGTGACCAGTACGCTCAGCACCTGACGCGCTACACGCGCCTGAGCCACGGTTGGCGACTGCTGCACGTTCAACACGCCAGCACGCCGATACGCCATCGCAACAATGTCGTCGATGGCTGGTACATACGTGCTGGTACTGGATTCGGCTTGTGCGAGAGGCAATCAGGGCTCCAAGTGAATGCGGGCGCCAGTCCCGGCCTGGAGCCCAGGATGCTCAGGTGTCTGCGGTCGGGAGCAACAGGCCGCTCGTGCGCGGGTCGTTCGCGACGAAGTTCTGGTAGAAGTTCCCAGTCATTGTCGCGCCAACAGTGATGCCGGTAGTGCCGGAAACCATCGCTCCAGTCGACAGAACCTGGATGTTGTTGTACGCGGTCTGACCGGTCGCTGCGACAGCACCGAACACAATGCACGCCACAGACGCGGCCTGCGAGTTGAACATCGTATTGCGCAGGATTTTGAAGTTCGTCGCCGCAGCAGCGAACCGCAGCAACCCGTTTGCGCCGGTGGCTGGGAAAATCATCTCGTTGTCGCAGACGCGCAACGAATCGATTGCTCCGTTTACCAGGATGCCGTCGCCGGCAGCGACGTTCGACGGCGCGCGCCAGATGTTCGCTGAAATGTCCGCCCGGTCAGCTCCAGCGCTCAGCGTCATCACCACCGTGGCGACGCCGAGCGAGAAAACACCGGTGGTGAATTCGTTGTTGTAAAAGGCGAAGTCCGCCCCCGTGATGTTGAAGCACGAGTTGATTCCAACGAAACCAACAACGAACTTCATGCCGGCAATCAGGACATCTGCCTTGTTTACCAGCCACTGCGCACCGGCCGCAGTGGAAAACGTGATGGTCGGCATGTTCGAACCGCGACCAACGCCGATGATTCGAGAGCCAGCCTGCAAAGCGTTCGAGAACGTCGTTCCGTCGACCACGCTCTCGGCGTGCCCAGGCAAGCAGACCACGAAATCTCCCATACCGGCCCGGCAGCGGGCGAGCCCGAGCGCAACGGAAGAGACGAGGTTCGTTGCCACGAAGGCATCGTCGCCGCTCTGCAGGCCGGTCGAGCGCACGTAAGCAGCCACGCGCGCGCCTGGCGGAAGGATTACTCCGTATTGCGTACGAAGCCCGGCGTTGGAGCCGATTTGCTGTGCGTCTTGTAGGGAAATGCCCATGGTTTTCTCCTCAGGCGTTCACGAACAAGCAGCAGCGCGGGTCAGACCAGCCACGCGCCCAACGCGCATAGATGCCATATTTGAGCAGCAATTGGTCGTTGTCGACCCACGACCGCGTGTTCGGCTTCTTGCGCCACTTCCACTTGAACCCGTTGTCGGCGTCCGACAGCAGCGCCCAGTTGGTCGTGGAACTCGTCCAGTATTTGATGGGAACCGTCTTGAGGCCCATGTTCTTGACGACGTTGATTTCGTTGAAGGCGCCCGGGGTGGGGTCCTTCTCCGACATGTTCAAGCCGTCCCAGATGTACCACTGCTCTTGCGGGCAGAGATTGGCGACGGGCTCGACACCCTCGATGATTCCGTCGTGACCCGGGAATTTTGACATCTGCGTGCGCGCGGTGGCAACGGCGATGCGGCTCGGGCTCATGGGTACGGTCATGAGATTGGAGAACGACCCTCCGCCTGGCAGCGTGTGCGTCGCGCTCGCCAGGGGCTGGCCGTCTCCACCGACGTACAACGCATTTGTCGCACGCTGGAGGATGTTGGTGGCGTCGATGTCGACCGTCTTGTACAGCGCGCGCGGGAGGCGAGCTCCAGCTTGGATGATGGCGGGATACTTCGAGTCTTCGGCCGCCTCTTCCGTGACGATGAGCTTCAGCGCGAACGTGCGGGCGATGTAGCGAGTCAGCGCACCCTCTTGGATGCCTCCGGCCTGCATTTCGGCGCCTTCCGCCTTCTCCGCAGCCAACCCCGGGCCGGCCATTTCCAGGTCGTCCTCGTAGTTGTCCTCCATGTTCGTCTGCTTCATCCACTTGGGCATGAGCAGCTTTTTTTTGTAGTCGGTCAGGTTGTCGTCGACCACTTCGTCGAGCGTCAGCTTGAGGCCGTCTGCGATGGTACTGGTAAAAACGGGAATGCCTGCGGGCATGGCTCAGTTCTCCGGGAGCGGCGCGACGCGCCGTGGTCGTGGTGGTTGCTTGCCTGCCGGCGCGGAGCTGTCGCTCGGGGCCGGTTTCTCCTCGACGGGCGCTGGCGCCACGGCGGGTGTAGTGGTCGACGCGGGCGCCGTTTCCAGCGCCTCTACGTCTTGCTTGTTCTTCTTGCCGAACATCAGGTCCCGACGTTAGTGAAGAAGGGCTCAGCGCCGTCGTTGATGCTCACGATAAGCTTCACCCATTGGCCGCTGAAGTCTTGGTTGCTGAAGTTCTGCGAAACGCCAACAATGCGGAACGTGAGGCCCGCGGTAGCAGGATTGTGCGACGCGATGTTCAGTACCGGGTTCGCGGTGAGTAGCGGCGCGCTCGCAACAGCGGCAGCAAGCCGATGGTCACAGTTCTCGCCGATGAACGCCTGGTAGCCCAGGTAGGTGGTCGCTGTAACGATGTCATCCACGTCGATTTCCCAGAAACCCTGGGACACCGGGGCGACGAGCACCTTGCTTTGGCGATCGATGCTCGTGCCGTACGTCACGCCCGAGGGCAGGAACGGCGAGCGAACCATGCGGGTGCCATTGAAGTAGCCCTGGCCACCCATGCCGACGACTACACCCCACATCGATTGCGAGGTCTGACCGTTCTCGTTGCCACCGCAAAGCGACACGGTGCCGTCGTTGTTGATTTTCACCGGGTCGCCGACGTTCAGATTCACGTTCGTGCCGAAGCCGGACACCGTGAAGTTAGCCGCGGACGCAACCGCCATCTCGACAGAGCTTGGCTGCGAGTTCCGGTTATACCCAGTCGCCCAACTAATCCCGTATTGCTTGACGTTATCAGCCATGATTTTCCTCAGCTACCGAGCAACGTGGTGTTCTCGGTAGTCTCGTTCACCATTGAAATGGCCGCGGAGTTGTCCCGGGCTCGTGTGCCTTGAATGCCCCGAAGTCCGTCCACGACGCCACCGGGAGAGAGTATTCTTCGCTCGAGCGCGTCCACTTCGAGCTGGGCTGCCGCCTCTTGCTCGGCCAGCGCCGACTTGTCGATGCTCATGAGCACGTTGTCCTGCCACTCGATGGGGTTCCCCTCGCCAACCTGCCCCTTGCGGAGCGAGACGCAGTGAACGCCACCCGGGCGCTTGATTTCTACCTCGTAGCCGAGGTTCTCGTAGTACCCGACGCCACCAAGACCGACCTTGTACGCCCAGACGTAATGCTTCGCTGGGTCGGCGTTCTTGATTGCTCCTTGCTGGAGGCTACGGTCAACCGGGCGCGCTGGCGGGTCCTTACGAACTGCCGGGCCACGGGACGATTTGACGATGGGTTGAGACGTTGACGACACGAAAGCTCCTAGATTCTCCACCTTGCCGACCGGTGGGGTCTCCCTAGGAGCTCAGACAACAGCGACGGGAGCGCTGGAGCCGTCAAGACGACCGCTGGCTATGCGTGGCGCCGATGCTCAAAGCATACAGAACGCCACGCCAGCGTCAACCGAATTCTACCCGCGCGAGGCCAGCAGGCGCTTTCCGGGACCCTGCGCCCACTTCTGACACGCCTGTGCCGGCTCCAAGTCGGGGTAAAGGGCGACCGCCATCTTGTAGTAGTGGCTGCCCTTCGGCATCGAAATCGTGCTCTTGGTGGTCGGCGCGGCGATTCGTAGGACAGCGCTGAGTCCCGTGGCGCGCTGCCGGTCGATGGCGTCCGGCTTCGGCTTGATTCCGAGCACCACCTGGCGAGCCTCGGCCATCACGCGGTCGTGGAGCTCCTTCGAGTCCGCCTCGCCCATGGCGATGAGCTGGACGGCTCTACCCTGGGCGTACTGGCGCGCGCGCGGGTTGCCGTACACGTCGGCGTTGTCCCTGGCGAGCTGGTCCCAGAGCTCCTTCTGCCGGCGCTGCGGGGCCGTCTGCACCTCGCGGCGCTCGGAGGCGAGCTCGATTTTTTGGATCTCCAGCTCCTGCGCCCGTTCGCGCATCTCGCGCTCGCGCTCCGGGGT